TCAATTCGCTGATCAACAATCCACCCCAGAACTCTCGCACTGTCGAGATCGGGCCTAAGTTGGCGGAGTATATCCTCGCCAACATCAATATCGGCAATCGTCCCAAGAAGGTGAAGAAGATCGCCATCTACGCAAACGACATGGCGAACGACAACTGGTCACTGACCGGGGACGCCATCAAGTTTGGGACAGATGGCAATCTGAAGGATGGCCAGAACCGCTTGGCTGCATGTGTGCGCTCCGGCGCATCTTTCGTGACCGATGCGCGCTTTGGAATTGATCCCAAGTCGTTCGTTCACATGGACGTTGGTGCGACCCGGACCAATGCGGACATCTTCTCAATCATGTCGGTGCCATACCCGAATGACACTGGGCAGGTCATCCGTTTGATCAAGGCCTTCGAGCAGGGCAAGGCATACGCCCGTCATCTCAATCTGACGAATGACGAGATGCGCGCCATCTACACAGATGAGATGGATCACTCTGTGCTTGAGCTTGGCATCAAGATGGCACGTCAGGCCACCAAGACGACAGGCATCTCTGTCGCTCCCATGGCCGCCCTGTTCTACGTCGCATGGAAGCGTGGGCATAGCGAACAGGTGAAGCAGTTCTTGATCGACCTCAAGAACGGCTACGGCACCGGAGTGCGCTCACCCGTCCGCTATCTTCTTGAAACGATTGTTCGCGTTCGCATGGAAAATCGTAACAAGATACACCCTGACGTTGCTTGCATTCTTCTTGCACGGGCTTGGCACAACTACAAGGCTGGCCGCGCGTCCGTCAAGAAAGATATGCAGGTAAACTCTGCAAGCATCATGCCAATCATCTAACGACACATCTGGGGCGGTGTTTAGCGCGCCGCCCCTTCAAAGGGAGATTGAGATGGAAATCATCACTAAGGCTGAAGCCGAGGCTCAGGGGCTGAAACGGTACTACACCGGCAAGAAATGTCCTCGTGGGCATTTGTCCGAGAGGTACACAAAGTCTCGTCATTGCGTCGAATGCGGGAAAGAAAGGTCTAAAAAATATATTGAGGACCACCCCGAGCGCAGAAAGAAAACCCTCGACCGCTATGCCAAGGAAAACTACGAGAAAGAGGTCGTGCGTAGGCGCAAGTTCATTGAGCAGGCGCTTGAAGAAAACCCCGACTATTGGAAAGACAGCTACGCTAAATACAGGTCTAAGCTGCTTCAAGACCCCGCTCGGCATGAGAAGCTGAAAAAACACGCGCGTGAATATGCCTCTTCTCCAAAAGTCAGAGATCGCACAAGGCGTCGGAGAAGGGAGAGGGCTGAGGCAGATGAAGCCTATCGCGAGAAGATCAACATATGCGCTCAACTCCGCAGGAGAAGGGTCAGGACGGCCACCCCGAAATGGATGGACGTTGATCTGATCGCGCCCTTTTATAAAGAGGCAATGCGCCGCAAAAAAGAGACCGGCACGGCGTATGCTGTAGATCACTATTACCCATTGCAGGGGGACACTGTCTGCGGCCTAAATGTGCCGTGGAACCTACAGGTCATCATCGCCAGTGAAAACTGGAGCAAGGGTAACAAGATGCCCGAAGAGTTTTACGGGCCCAACCACACACCGCCAACAGGAGAAAACCAATGGTAGGCAAACTCACACCCGATGACATCGTCACAGCATCCCGCGTCCCGGTCCTGCTGGGCCTGTCGCCATACAAGACGCCTAACGAGTTGCTGAAAGAGGCTATTGAGGCTGCGGCGGGTAAGCCGCCCTCACGGCTCCCACAGACTGAGCAAATGCGTCTTGGTGATCTGCTTGAGGGTCCGATCCTGATGGAAGCTGCTTACCGGCTCGACCTCGATGAGATAATCACCAACATCGACGAGGCCGTTCATCACCCGGACCTGCCGTTAGCTTGTTCGCTCGATGGTCAAGGGCGTGGTGGCATAGTGTTCGAGCATGACCCGGCGAACGGCATCTATGTGCCGCAGGGTGGGGTGGTCGATACTCATGGCATGGGCGACCTAGAGGCGAAGAACACCATCGCAGTCCCTGAAGACGCTCCGGCGCCTCACAGGGGCCCGTTGCAGCTTCAGGCGCAGATGATGTGCACCGGCGCCACTTGGGGCGCTGTGTGCGTCTTGTATCGCGGTTCTGAGCTTCGCGTGTTCCTGTACCGACAGGACCCGGAGGTGCAGGACCAGATCGAGGACGCGGTCCATGACTTCGAGCGGCGCAAGCGTGATGTCGATTGGTATCCCGCAGTATCGAGCGCTGATGCGAACGTGGCGTGGGACCGGGTCGATGATGGAGCCCCGGCGGTTGACCTAAACGAGGTTGCCGACGCGGACCACTGGGCAAGCGTTCTGATCGCAGCGCGTAAAGCTCGCCGTGCAGCCGAGGCGGAAATCGACGAATGTGAGACTATGCTGAAGGAGATGCTTGGGAACCATGAGGAGGGACAGATCGAGGTCGATGGGTCCATCTACTACATCAAGTGGCCGATGCGTACCTACAAGGCTCAACCGGCTAAGACCACTGAGGCCAAGCCTGCCCGGCAGTTGCGCGCTAAAACTTTGACTGTGAAGGAGGCGTGAAATGGTGGCTTGGGCTGTTGCTCGGAACACATTTTGCTCACCGGCACCAATCACTGACCACCTGACTAATGGTTGCAGATTGGGGTTGAAAATGGGTTACAGCCCAAGCCAGCAGCGACCGTAATCTCGAACAGACATATTTGTCAACAGAAAGGAAAGGATCATGGTAACACTTACCGAGAAGCAAGCGTCCGTTCTTGCTTACATATCCAGACACGTTCGCCGCTATGGGTATGCGCCGAGTGTGACGGAGGTCGCCAAGGCGACGGGGCGCTCGAAGACTGCGGCCCATGCCATTATGAAACGACTTGATCAGCGCGGCGCGATCAAGCGCAATAGATACACGCATCGAGCAATCGAACTGCTGTGAGGGAGGGGGCTTCGGCCCCCTTCATTTTTTTGTTTACAGGGGTGACAGGATTTAGTAGAACATTAGTAGGACATTCATCAAGGGAGATAGAGATGACCGCCAAGACCTACACCGACTACGTTCAGAGAGCCTTCGAGCTTTGCGAAGATGGCAGCTTCCCGACCAAGGCAGCCGCCAAGGATGCGCGCCAGTGCCTGAGCCGCGCCTACGACACTCTGCGGAAGAGCCTCGACTACGCCGCGCTTGAGGCCAACGGCCTGAGCTTCTGGGACGTGCCGAACGAGCTTCATCAAATCCGCTCGAAGCACACCCCGATCCTGAAGGTCGCCATCGGCCTTGAGCGCGCCGACCGCGTCCGGTTCCTCGCCGACCAGCTTGACAAGATCAAGGCGATGCCGGTGATCAAGCCGACCCCGAAGCCGAAGGTTGCGGCGCAGCCGACCGGCAACCAAGCCACCCACCTCGGCACCTGCCAGCTTTGCGGCGCGGCGCACAAGGTCAGCAAGCGCACTGGCCGCATCGCCAAGCACGGCTACCGCGTGTCGCGTTGCAACTATGTGGGCGGCTTCTTCCAAGGCGAGTGCGACGGCAGCGGCCACCTTCCGTTCGAGGTCGATTGCAGCCTGCTGCAACAGCAAGTTCGCCACCTTGAGCGCCAGCTTAACCTGTACCGCGAGAGCGACGATCCGATCTTCGTTTCTTGGGACGGCAAGGAGTATCGCCGCGCTGGCCTGATCATGCAGACCGAGCGCGCCATCGAAGAGCAGAAGAAGCGCCTCGATGGCTGGCAGCCGACCGACCTGATGCCGATCATCTAACCACCAGCGGGGGCTTCGCGGCCCCCGCATTTTTTTGTTGTACAAGCTGACCTGTTCGTGTAGAACATTACTAGGACATTCATCAAGGGAGACATACGATGAGCAAGATCAATCACATGAAGAAGCTGCGCGGCACAGCCCTCTGGATGGAGGACAAGGAAGATGCCCTCCGCAACATCGCAGACGCCATGATGGATATGGCGGCTGAGGACCGCTGCAACGCGATGCGCTTTTACGAGATCGCGCAAAGCGCAACCCAGACTGCCGACCGCCTCGCTGAGGAGGTCAGTCGCCTGCATCAGGAGGTTGTGGACACTTACAGCCTTGAGGCGCGCTTAGCCGCCGAAGAGGAGGCGGGGCAGTGACCACCTGCCCATCATGCGGCGGAGAAGGTCGCTGCTGGTATGAGGTTCAGTACGCCGCACCAATGGCATGGCGCGGCGGCTACCTCGAAGAGAAGGAGATGGAGTGCCATCTCTGCGAGGGATCAGGCGAAGTTGACGAGGAGGTCGCCGAGAGTTACGATCCCTGATATTCCTCCCTAACT